ATGTTCAGACCCTTACTGAGGTCCAGTGATGCGGCCTTCGCCTTGAGATCATCAATCTGACGGCCGATGTTCTGATACTCTGTGCTCCCTTTGCGTAGGTTGCTCTGCAGGTTCTGCAGTTCCTTCACTTGCGCCTGAATCGCCTTTGAGCCGTTGTTGATCGACTTGCCCGCCGCATCCTGCCCTGCAGCCATTTCACGTGCAGCGCCGGCTGATCCCTTTGCCGTTGCACTCAGCCTTTCAATGTCTGCGGTCAGTTGGTTGTAGACGTCTCCATTGATCTCAGCTTGGCTGCGCAGTGTCTTGAGCGCTTCCGCCTGCTGTGCCAGTGACCTTTCAGTTTGCTTGCTGGCAGCTCCAACCTGCAGCACCTCATCGCGCAGCTGCGACAATGCCGCATCAGTTGGCTGCAGGCTGCTTTGCAGATCCTTGATCTGTCGCGCACTCTTCGCCACAGATCCGGTCAGACCATCCAATGCGCCCGCGGCATTGCTGCGCAGTTGCGACACGGCGCCACTGAGCTGCGCAGACTCCTGCTGAACGTTCTGCAGTGCATCAGCGCTGTTGCGTGATGCGCCAGCAAGATCCTGCAGCGCTGCCGCCTGCCCTTTGATGCCGCCAACAACCTTACCGCTGCCCTGCGCCAGGCGCTCGGCATCAGCCGTCAAGCCCTGCACAACGACAGCCTGGCCCTTGACTGCTGCTGCCGTCTTGGCCGTCTCCTGCCCGACTTGACGTTGCGCAGCGGTCAACACCTGCAGCGCTGTCGTCTGCGCTCTCACGCCGCCAGATGCCCGCGTCGTCTCCTGCGTCAGACGTGCTGATTCCGTGCTCAGCTGCTGCAGGCTTGCCTTGCTATCACGCGACGCTGCACCGGTCGCCGTCAGATTATCAGTGAGCGCCTTGAACTCATTCAGGCCTTGAACCTTGGCGACGACGCGCAATGCTGTCTCAAGATTGAAGGCCATCTGGCTCAGTCCTTCTGCCGTGCTCTGTACTCTAAGACAGCCGCTTCCATCGTCTGCAGGTCTTCCAACAGTTCGCGTTGATCCTTGACCTCGTATAGCTCAAACAGCCAACGCAGAACCGTGTAGTCAAGGCCGATGGCGCCGGCCATGCTCACGCGCCATTGCGTACTGATCCGTGTCCACATTGTGATGGCTTCCCAGTTCTCAGGGAACACCTCAAAGTGATCAGGTTTTTCGTCATCCTCAAAAACAACACCCAGGACGGCTGCGTCATCCTGAGTGTCGTCAATTACGCTGCCACCTGCCCAATGCTCGGCGGCATCAATCAGTTTTTTCGCTTCGCCTTGCTCAGACTGTCAAGCCATGCGCCAACGATCGCAGCAGCAACAAGCGGCACCTTCAACAGGTTTGCTCGCGCCTTCTCGCTGTAGGGAATCTCAGCGTTTTTGTCATCGGTGATGCCGGACCATCCAACAAGGATCTCGTTGCACAGTCCGTCATCATCCAACTCATCGGCCTTGATTAGATCCCACACCTCACGAATTCGATCTTGCGGCAGACGCTTAAACTGTGCGTCAAACGTCTGCCGATCAAATCGACCGCCATCAACTGGGAACTCAACCACAACCGGCCAGCTGTAGCTTTGCGATTGCGTGATGACGAATGCCATAGGAATCAGGTAAAGGCGAGGCTGAACTCATCATTGCCGGCAGTGGTCGGAAGCGCAACGTAAGGAATGTTGAGCATCTGAACGCCGTCCGACTCAGAATAGGTCGGCTGGCCCACGTCCGACTGAGGCGATGTGAACGTAACACGGTTGCCGGCTGTCGTGCCATGCAGGAACGACAGGCTGCCGGTTGATGTGCCAAGCGCATCGGTAAAGAAGTTCTTGGCGGCCATCGTCGGGGCCTCGATCACGCACGTGCCAGCAGGGCGGCGATCGGTGATCAGCACCTGCTTGGTGCAGCCGATCAGCTCGCGATAGACCACCTCATTAGCGAGGTTCATGTCAACCGACATCAGGCACCCGCTGTAGCCCATGAAGCTGAACGCGCTGGTGTTGCCATCGCGGAAGATCAGAGGCGTTGCCTGGTTCGCGTAGGTGACCGATGGCTGCGCTGTATCGGTCGGAGTGTTGAAGATGCCGGTCATCTCGAACTGCAGCGTCGGGATCTGACCCAGCTGGCAGTTCATGGTGAATGTGCCACGAGCGCCGGTCAGCAGATGCTGCACGCCGTCGATGTTGTAGGCGATTGTGCAGCTGCTAAAGCTGGCGCTGACCGGTGCGTAGGTAACGCTTGTGCTGGCAACGATAGTGGCCGACATGCCACAGGCCTTCAGCAGCGCGTCATAGCGCGGCGCAGTGCCGGCGGTGCCAGAGCCTGCCAGTTCAACCTCACAGGTGACGCGTGCACGAGGATTGGCCAGCAGCTGATCACTGTTGCCCAGGTAAGGGCGGATCAGATCACGGCTGACCACATCGCTCTCAAGCGGTGTGATCTCCAGATTGCGCACCAATACAGCATCGCTGCCCGTGGGGCTGGCGCTGGTGCCGTAGGTCGTCTCAGTCTTCGCCAGGATCAGGCTCTTGCGTCTCAGGAGCGGCATTGCTCAATTCCTCGATTGTGGTGAGGGGTTGGGCCGGCTCTGTCCGCTCAATGAGCTTCCGGCTGCCGGTTCTCGGATCCAGCAGATAGGTTCCGCCGTGCCCGTGGTATGCGTCCATCATCTTAGCCATAACTCAGGAAGTGAGATTTGCCAGCTGGGTGCGATACATCACACGATAGTCGCATGCGATCTCGCCAGCGGGGCCGTCAGCCTCAACGAAGTTGAAGCGTGTCGGTAGTGGCAAGATGTCGATAGCACGCCCGCCGATGGTTGGATCAGCCATAAGCCTACTGTGCATGTCTTCAATGATTGGATCAGCAAGCTGATCAGGCGTGTTGCCGCGGACAATGATTGTGAACCGAACTCTTAGCGTCCAGTCAATCGTTGCTAGGTGTGTTTGCAACGCGGGCTCATCAATGACGGGCTCGATGACGATGGCAGGGCTTTCCTGTCGAGCGATCGGCTCAACGCGACTGCGGTAGATCCTGGTGCCGACGCCAACGGTGCCGGTGAGGCTGCTGCGCAATGCAGCGAGGATGGTCTCTCGTTTGGTGGTCATTGCGGTTGCAGCTGATCAAGCCTCAGGAGTCGATGCTGTCGATGTAGCCGGGCTGATTCTTGAGCCAGGCGTAACCGATCGCGAGCGGATTCATGCCGGCCTGCAACTCGCTGGATGGCGCGTACACGGTGCGACTCAGCAACGGCTCAGCGCCAGCGCGGGCGGCCTGTTCTGAGGCGTAGTGCAGAACTTGCATGGTGATGCTGTCCTTGTCAGCGCGCAATAGGCTGATGCGCGCATAGGCATTCGGCGCAGGGATGCCGTAGGGAGTGGTGGCGAGGTCGACGATCAGGGCCATGATCAGAAGGTCATCTCGGTGGTTTCGATCTTGCACACCCACCTGATGGTTGTGGATGCGGCGCCGGTTACTTCAACCTTGATGCAGCCGAGCGTGGTGTTGGCTGTTACGGCAACTGTCCAGGCTGAAGCGCCTGCATCGTTGTGCGTCATGGTCACGGTAGGCGTTCCGACCATTACTGTCGTTGCAGCACTAGCGCCGCGCTTGATAGCGCCTGCGATTGTCCAGCGGGCTGTATTGCCTGCACCTGTAACGCCCGCGATCACTTGACCGGAGAATGAGTAGGCGGAGTTATTAGGGAGAACAATCTGGTTAGTAGCACCAGCCCCTACGTTATCACTTGTGGCTACTGTTGGCGTGGCGTTTGTTGTCGTCACTGCCAACAACAGGATGGCAGATTGAGCGGCGCCCAGAACTCCGCCGAATGGAATGTTGCAAGCCGGGAAAACATGGTAGCCAGTAATGGCGCGAGTAGTGCCGTATCGCCCGCCGCCAATAAAGCTGTATTCTCCCGATGCAGTGTTGTTAGCTCCGCCGCCAATAAAGGCGACCGCTCCTGACGCTGTATTGCTGTTGCCGCTTGCGACAAAGGCATAATTTTGAGACGCAGTATTCAAACGGCCCGCGCTGACCCCTGAATATACGGCTGTGGCTGTGTTACCGTATCCACCACAAATTGCGCTGTAACTGCCGGAAGCTGTTTGATCCTGGCCGCCACCTATAACGGCCCACGTGTTAGATGCTGAATTGGTTTGACCGCCACCTACGACGGCATGGCTGCTAGTTGCGGTGTTATTTGATCCGCCGCAGATAACGCTGTTTGCACCGGTCGCTACCTGTGTTGCAGCTGTGCGTACTTTTTGCCAATCAACCGCATCTGTTCCGCGCTTATTCCCACCAGCGGAAGTGCTAGTTGGTACCTGCGCTAGTATCGCGCCAGTGCCTTTCGCGACCAATGCAACATCAATGTTGGTGTAGCTTGCGTCCGTTGCCGTCAGCGCATCGACCGGCACCGTTGCGTTAGGTGATGCGGTGCTCTCAGACTCAGCGAAGTGCGTCAGGCCACCGCCGGACGCAGTAGCCCACGACAGAACGCCAGACCCATTCGTGCTCAGAATCTGGCCATTCGTGCCATCAGCAGCCGGCAACGTCCATACGCGGTTCGATGTGATCGTTGCAGGCGCCTTAAACCCAACGTAAGCTGAAGAATCGGCATCAGCCAATCGCAGCTCACGCTGAGCATTCAATACAACGTCAGTCTCAAATACGCGTGCCATCAGCCAAGCACCACGACGCGGTAAGCGTTACTAGCCGGAGCAGTGGCAAACACCACAGTTACAGTCGTAGTGCTAGGCCTGTAAACATCAACCTCAACGTCATCATAATTGCCGGAGTTCGGGAACACCCTTACAATCACATCCCGCGTATTCAGGCTGTGCGTCAGCGTGTAACTTGTAGCACTGCCATCGCCAACACTGGCAGAATACTTACGCAACCGGCCGGACCAATTCGCCAGCTTCGATGGTGTAACAATTCGCGCATCATCAGTGCCAGCGTCAACCTCAGCTTGCGTTGCAATCTCAGCAATGCCTGCAGTGCTCTCGCTGGCAGCTGGCGCAGCAGTGCCAAAGCTCGACCAGATAACATTGCTGCTATCAATCGTGCCGTTGACCTGCGTCTGACGGAACGTAG